CGGGGTTACTGTGCCCGTTGCTCCCGATTTCCTGAACCCTTTGCAGTTGCTTTCCTGACCATGCCTGCCCGCTACACGATCACCGCCACCGGCCAACCCGGCGCGAAGGGGCGAATCAGGACGGCGTTGAAGCTGATGGGCTTTGACGGTGTGCGGATAGACGAATCCGAAGCGGACGTGACCGTTGCGAAGCCGAAACCGGACAACCTCCCGACAAGCCCGCTGGCGAAGGCCGTGGCGAAGCTGTTTCACCGGGACGAAACGAAGCCGTGGGCAGACGCGGAGATTGCGGCGTTTCGGGCTGCTGCGAAGTGCGGAATGGACATGGACGCTTTTGCCGAGGTCGCCAAGTTTTACGAACGGGAACGGAAGAAGCCGGACCACTACTGCCGAAAATCAATCCTCACTTTTTTGCGCGGATTCCCCGGCGAACTGGACAAGGCGCGAGCGGACAAGCCCAAAGCAGGGCGGGCGCTGGAATGGGCGCAGCCGGTCAACGTCGTGCCGATGACCGACCCAGCGGAAGCCGAGCGCATCGCGGCGGCGGCAAGGGAGGCTGCGAAACAGTTCAGAGAATCGCACGGCAGGTAAAGATTTACAAAAATACTGCTTGCACAAGCCGCTTACGCATACGAGACTCCGTGCATGAAGACAGAACATACTCCACTAAAAAAAGGCGAACGAATCCGTATCAAGCCAGAGTGGCAAGACCCCGGCGACGACAAGCGCGAATGGTTCACATACGATGACGAGCAAAATGGGCGCGTTGGAATCTTCACGCCGAGGCCAGGGATGGCGTTTCAGCCGTGGCAGTGCGTCTCGTCATACATGGTCGAGCGCGTGGACGGCGGGCTGCGAGACGTTGCGATTGAGATGGGCTTATGCGCGTCCTAGTCGGATGCGAATACAGCGGGACGGTGCGGGATGCGTTCCGTGCGCTGGGGCATGACGCCATAAGCTGCGACCTGCTGCCAACGGACGCGCCCGGCCCGCACCACACCGGCGACGTGCGCGAGCTGCTGCGCGAGAAGTGGGACATCCTGATTGCGTTCCCGCCCTGCACCTACCTTTGCTCGTCGGGGATGCACTGGACGGTGCGCGGGCTGCGCGACCCGCAACTGACCGAGGATGCGCTGGAGTTCGTGCGGGCGCTGCTCGGCGCGGATGCGCCACACATCGCGCTTGAAAATCCCGTTGGTGCAATATCCACGCGCATCCGCAAACCTGACTGCATTATTCACCCGTGGCAGTTCGGGCACCCTGAATCGAAAACGACCTGTCTATGGCTGAAAAATCTCCCGGCGCTCGCGCCGACAAACATCCTGCAAAAGCCCGCAAGCGGACGATGGGAAAACCAGTGCGCGAACGGCTCGCAAAACAAGCTGGGACCAAGTCCCGACCGATGGAAATTGCGGAGCAAGACGTATCAGGGCATCGCGGAAGCGATGGCGGCGCAATGGAGCGCGTTCGCATTGTCTTCGCCAGCGATTGCAAGCCATGTCCCGATTGCGGAGAACCTTTTTGCTTGGAGTGCCAACAGCATTACGCCGACTGCAAATGCCCCGGCCCAAGCAACGCCGAAGACGACGGATGGAAACTTGTCGAGGAAAACGGAACGCTCTACGGAATACGTCCTTTGCGAGCCTGACCCGTATATCCTGGCACTGGCATTGAGCCGCACACGATGAAAACGCCCAAGGAATATCTCGCGGCCATCGGAGCCAAGGGCGGCAAGAAGTCGCGCCGAAAGCTCACGAAAAAGGAGGCGCGGCGCATCGCTTTAATCGGGTGGGAGAAGCGAAGGGAGGCGGCGGCGCGGTTTAGGGAGGGCATGGGGAGGTGACCACCCTCGCCGACATCCTGGCGCGCCTCAACGCCGCCGTGCGCGCTGGCGAGGCGGCAGGCGATGCGATCGCCGACCATGCTGCCGATCCGTTTGCTCGCATCCTCCTGCAGCAGACGCGGCTCGCGACTGCTCGGCACCGGGAATCGCGGGACATGCTCAGGGCCGCTATTCGGGCGACGAAAAAAAGTGGGCCAAGCGAAAGAAAAGCTGTTGACAAGCTCCAAAGATAGTGGGAAGGATAGGGCATGAACATCAGCAACTATTCCGAAGTGATGAAAAGCGCCGCAGTCCAAACCCGTAAGGCTCCGGCTTTCATCGAATACAAAACCGGCATTTGCACCGATGCCGATCAATATCGAATCGGTCGCTCGGTTCGTCTTGTCCGTCGCGTCGCGTTTGTCGGTGGCGCATTTATTTACAGCGTTTGCGCCGGAAATTGCATTTGGATGAATGGCGATACGCTCGCGCAAGCCAGCCAGTATTTTGACAAAATCACTGCCTAACTCTCGTTTGCAAAACCGCCGGGGGACAGCCAACCCCGGCGAATCTGCGAAACCAACATGACAACGACGACCTCAATCAACCTCGGCAACAACGAATCTCTCAGCCGCTCAATCGTCCGCAACTCGGACGGCAGCTTTACCGCTGTCACCTTTTCTGCGAGTCGCACGTTCAAAACCTACAAAGGCGCGGTCAAGTGGATGGCCGCTCGCTGCAAATAATCCTCTGCCATGACCATCACCGACATCATCACCCGCCACGACGAGGCCGAGCCATGCCGTGCGCGCGACATTGCCGAGCCGGTCGAGTTCACGCTCAATGGCCGGTTCCGCATCACGATCAGCCGGTTTGCCGATGCCGACCCGATCACCGCCGAGCGGCTCGCCAAGATCATCACTGAGTCGCTGGCGAGCGAGGGCATCACCGTCGTCCCATGACCGATGAAGCCGACATCAACGCCGCAATCTCGCTTCTCCGGTCCCGAGGCTATTCGGTCACGCTGCCGAAAGCCGACGAGTGGGTGACGCCCGTAGATTTGTGGCGCAAGCACGGCGGAATCGGCACCCTCGCGCAGTTTCGCGACCGCCTCCACCACCCGCGCTGCCCCAATTTCCAGCGCCATGTCGGTGAGACGGGGCGCATGACGACGCTGCGGCCAACCCCGGAACTGCTCGCTTTTTTAAGACAACCCAGCCAACCCGGAAAAAGACTAAAATGAACATGACACCAGACCAAATCGAACAATGGAAGGACGCCTGCAACGCCCTTCGAGACGGCGAGCGAATCCAAGTGCAACTCCTGAGCGGCGAATGGTCCGATACGGCGATCTTCGATCCGCGCCTGCCACACCGCCGCAAGCCCAAGCCTGCCCCGTGGTCCCTTGCCGACCACATGCGCCGCTTTTTCCCGACATGGGACGAGGCGACGATGCCGTTGCACCGCACGGACTGGACTGAGGACATGCTGCCGGATGGGTGGAGGCCGTTGCTGAAAGGGGAAGCCTACAAAAATGGAGATGAATTTAAGCTCGGGTCAGAATGGAGAGTAGAAACCAACGTAAGCTCTTATCAGACGACCGATTACTGCCACTACCACACCCGCACCAGACGCCCGCTACCCAAGGCCGCCCCGTGGACGCTTCCGCCACCGCCCGCCGGCCAGCAATGGCATCGCACGGATTGGACGGAGGACATGCTGCCAGAGGGGTGGAGGCCGCTTCTGTATGACGAAATACCGCAATTCGGAGATCAGGTGTGGGAGTTCGGGAAAGGGCCGTGGGGAAAATATGTGACCGCCGAACCGCGTCACTCCGCACACAACCACACGCGCACGATGCGCCCGGTCCCATCGCCGCCGCGCATGGTGCCGTTGACGCGCGCAGACGTGCCGTTCGGCAGCGTGTTCCGCGCGCTGTCCGGCAGCGATTTCCTGCCGGTGCAGACCTCAGATCACGGCATTACACTGGCGTTGCATGGCGAATCCGGCTTCCGAGGGTGGACGCAACTGCAAAGCATGGGCTGGCTCATCCACCGTCCAGGCGACAACGACGCAGACGGCAAGCCGGTTTGGCGCAAATGCGAAAAGGAGGCGAAGTGAACCCGGCAATCTCCCGATGCTGCACATGCGGAGCTGAATGGCTGACCGGAGAGGACGGCTCGCACTCGTGCGCCGTGCATCTCAACCGCAAGCTCGCCAAGTGCCGGTCGGGGCTTGAAGACGCCAAAGAGATCGTGGAGCACGCCCAAAGCTACGCGCTCACGCGAGAATCATACCCCGACGCCGAATTTTACCGGGAAGCCGGAGAGCGCATCCGCGAAACCCTCGAAGCCACCAAATGACCGCCGCCGACCGCCTCGCCACCATCCGCGCCCGTTGCGTGCTGATCTCGCAGCAGGATTACCGGCCTGACACCTCGCTGCCCGCCGGCCTACCCTCGCCCACGGTTGCAATGGCGCTTACCTGCATCGCCGCAATCGACACCTGCCTGCCAATTACAAAGGAAACTCTGCCGCTGGTGCAGTCCATCCTCGACGCTTGGGAATGACCCGCTCGCATACCGTTTTCGTCAAACAGCACTTCGCCGAGCTGCGAGCGGCGGTTGCTGGCGTGGCGGATATGCCTCTGGAATCGCCACAAATGCCCGCCAGCGCGTCGCAGCCGCCGGAGGTATTGACGGTGCCTCTAAGCCCAAGGAGGCCGCATAAAGGCGTGCAGGTGCTTGTTTTCGGGAAACATTCTCATTGATGATTCGTGCGCTGCCTGAAAAAGAGACTGAAACTCCTCAGTTTTTTGCCAAGTGGTTCTGCGGATCGCCCTGCGCCTGTCATTTGACCTTGTGCGAATGTGGTTTTGCAGGTTTTTTCCCAGCTCTCGCTTTTCCTTTTCTGTCCACTTCGGTATGCGAAGTGCCTTAGCCAAGTGTTTCCGCAAAAGATTTTGAAGCTCTTCGCATCTCCTTTGCAAAGATGGGAAAAAGGATCGGTTCAAAACCGTATTGCAGTCGGAGCAACAAGGGGTTTTTATTCCCCATGAACTTCCGTCATGGTCTTTTACCACGCTCAGGAACATCCAAGGAATTACGTGGTCCTGAGATTGCGGCGGTTCTCCGCAATAAAAGCAGTGCTCCCAGCATCCGAAACGAAACTCATGCGGAACCCAGTTTAGGATTGCTTTTGCTCGGCGAGGCGTCCATGCCTCAATTTGCCCGTTTGAAACCGTCCACCCAAGGGATGAAAGGTTGACTTCGCTTTGGAGGGTCGGTACAGTTTTGGAAACATTTTGCATGGTAGATCATGTAACTTGTTGGCCGTTTCGGTGCTGAATACACCGCGACGGCCCTTTTATTTTACACAGAAAACACAGTGAAGCAACGGTTTTTGACTACACCGCCACGTTTGCCACCCTCGCCGCCTGAAACGGAAAGCACGGCCCCGATGCGCTCAGGGCCGTGCTTGGTGAAGTGGCAAAGCCACGATTGGTCTGGACCGCGCGGGCAGTGCAGCCGGTGCGGGCAGGCGCGGGGCTAGGCTTTGGTTTCGGTTGTCCCCTCGGCTCGCACCCTCGGCGTCCAGTCGCGGACCTTGCAAGCGCCGCCCCCGTCGCTTCCCGACACTTGCCGGGGAGCGCGTGGGGGCGTCACTTGCGCGTTGCTCTCAGTGTTTTCCAGTCGCACCCTCGGAGGTCGTGGGCGGCGGCGTAGTCAATCGCATCCTCGGCGGAATCGGCACGCACCACGCACCGAAACCAGCCATCCGTGACAGTCCAGAGGTTCATTTCGCCCCTCCCCTCGCCAGTTGCAACGCCTCGTTGGTCACGCGGCGAATCCATTCCGGCGACTCTGCGGCGTTTGCCTCGATCTTCTCCAGCGCCGCCAGGAGCGCGGGCGCGGAAAGGAAAAGCGAGCCGTTGCGCTCGGCGCTGGCCGGTGTCGGGAAGTAGCACTCGACATTTCCATTTTCGGCCAGGCACGCGGCCATTTCCTTTCCGGCGCTTTCGTTTGAGAAGGAGCGGTCAGCGTAAAGGATTTCACGCGTTGCAGCCTGCACGGGCTGCGCGTCCGGCTTTGGTGCCGGGGTGGGTTGGGTTTGGGTCGTGGTCATGTTAGGAGTTTTGCGGGATTTGAACAATTTTCAGGCAAGTGCCGCGCGCGGCCCGCTCAACATTGCGCTTTACGGTGTCGCCCCATAGCTGCCTGCCATTCGGCCAGATAGCGGCCCAGTAGTAGCCGGGTTTGAGACGTGCCGGGCGCGTGCCGCCGGCGGGCTTGGGAGTGGTGGGTTTGGTTTGCATAAAAGGGAAAAGGTTAGCGGCTGCCGTATTTCGCCGCCCATTGGTCAGCCGTGGAAGTTGACGCTCCATAAACCCGGTCACGATCCGCTTTCGGAACGCTCGGGGCCAGCGTTTCAATGCGGGCTTTTTCTTCGCTGCTCATCGCCGTTTCAGCGGCAACGCAGAGGTTCCAAAGGTTTTGGGCTTCTTGGCGTTTGGTGAGTTTCTTCATGGAAAACAATGTAGCTATCATTCATTAACGTGCAAGCGTTTATTTCAAAGAATCGTCATTTACAGAGAAAAAAACCGCTGTTTTTCTTTCCGCTTGCATTTTCGCAAGCAATAAACTATCCGTTTCCCATGCCAGAAACACCACGAAAAAAGGGCCGTCCAACCCGCGCCGAGCTTGGCCTCATGCCCCGCGTCGCAATCCTGCTACGCTTGGAGCCGCACGTTGCCGTCGCGTTCAAGAGCCGCGCCAGGAGCGAGGGAAAGAGCGGGCCGGAATTGCTCTATGCGCTGCTCAAACCAAATGAACCAACACCAAGCGGAGCGCGATAGCGGCAAGGGCTGGCCTCAACACTGCGATCATCCTTGGCAAGGCGGTGGCTTTGAATAGTGTAACAACAAAATGGCAGATCATGTCAAGACTAAAATGAATCACCAAACAGCATCAGCAATCGCAACGAGCATCGGAGCAAAGCACGGCAAGCGCCGTGGATACGCCCGCAGGATGAAGAAAGAGCCGACGCCAGCCGAGCTTAGGCTATGGCTCTCCATACGACCAAGCAGCGGATTTCCTCACTACATTCAGCGGCAGGTTGTATTTGGTAAGTTCATCGTCGATTTCTACTGTGCATCGGCTCGACTTGTGATTGAGGCCGATGGGAGCTTTCATGATGGGCGAGAGGAATACGATGAGAGGCGCACTCGATTCCTAAACGGGTGCGGATTAAAGGTTATACGGTTCACGAACTCAGAGATCATGCGCGAAACTCGCGAGTTAGTTGAGGACATCGCCAAACACTGCGAAATAGGGCGCATGCAACCAATGTGCGCAATACAGAACATTATCAAGCGTGATACCACACCATCACAACATCAATGGAGCATGCTTTGATAAAAATAGGTTCTGTCTGTGTGGGAGGTTGTCAGGAGGTTCCGCAGACCGCTTTGTAGCTAGCTATATAATTGCCATAACCGCCAACAACAAGTGAAACTAATCAGCCAGCTAGAAATCGCGGAGCTTTTGAGCACCGACCGCGAAACCGTTCGCAAGAAAGTCGCGCCGTTGGTGGCAAAGCAGGGGCCGAAAAACGCCAAGCTCTACGAATCCGACAAGGCGCTTCCGCTTTGCCTTGGGCTTGGAGGTCCGCAGGACGGCGAGTATGTGGACATGGCGGAAGCGCAACGCCTCTTGACCGTCAAGCGCGGCGCTCAAATCGACCTCGAAATGGAAGTGACGCGCGGCGACCGCTGGCCGAAAGACGACGTGGAAGCGATCCACGAAGCGAGCCTTAGCAACGTCGCCGGGCTGCTCAAAGCCCATGAAGGCAAGCTGCTCTCGGCTGAATTGATTCGCGACATCTTCACCGAACTGCGCGAGGTGCCAGCCAAGCTGGCGAAGCTGTGAGCGATCCGCTCTCAGTGGAAAAAATCGGGGCGTCTTGGCTGAACAGCTACGCGCGCTGCTTCGCGCCGTGGTCGAGGATGACGCCGGAAGAGTGGGCAGAGGAAGTCTATCGCCTGCCAAACGGAGGCCGGTTCAAGTGGGACTTCGCGCCCTACACGCGCGCCATGTATCAAAGCATGTTTGACCGGCGAGTGATCGAGACGAGTTACGCGATTTTCTCGCGCGGACTTAAAAGCACCGTCATCCTGCTCGCCATCGGCTACACGATTGACCAGCGACCGCGCCGGATTCTCTACATGATGCCGACGACGGGGCAGGTCGAAAAATTCTCGAAAGACAACCTCTGCGGCGAGCTGCTCGACACCACGCCGTGCCTCAACCCCTACGGCTCGAAAGGAAATCGGCGCATCACCTCAAATACGATTTTGCACAAAGCGTTTCCCGGCGGACTCATTACGATGTTCGGCGCGAACGCACCCGGCGAACTGCGGCGGGCAAAGGGTAGCTTTCTGGTAATTGACGAAAAGGACGCCATTCAGCAGGAGGAAGGAGACGAGGGAGACCAGGTGCAAATCTTCTGGAAACGCGGCAGCGAATATCCCGACACGATTCGCGTCTCCGCGTCATACCCGTCGCTCCGCGGTCACTCCAGAATTATCAACGATCTTGAAAACAGCGATTGGAACGAGTGGCACGTCACCTGCGTAAAGTGCGGCGGCGAGCCGTTTGTGATGCACCGGAAAATGTTGCGCTACGATAAGGGAAAGCCGGAAGGCGCTCGGCTCGAATGTCCAAGGTGCGGCGAGTTTCTGACCGATGCCGAGCGTTACGCAATGGCCCACGGGCAGGGATTCGACAACTGGAAACCGCGCAACGAGTTTCGAGGCCGGCGAGGCTTTCACGCCAACTCAATGCTCTGGCCGCATCCGGTGGACTATCACAAATATCCGGCTGGCTACCTTGGCCAGCTCGCCGAGGAGGAAATGGCCGTTGCCGCCAGCGCCGATCCGAAGCGAGCAATGCGCCCGCTTGTGAACACGGTGGACGCCGAGCCGTTCGACCCCACCGAAGAAAGCGAGAAAGCTCCGGACTGGAAACCGCTCTACGACCGGCGCGAAGATTACGGACTGACCGTGCCGGAACGCGGCCTGTTTCTGACCGCCTTTACCGATTGCCAAAAGAACCGGCTTGAGGTCGGCTGGCAGGCGTGGGGTCGCAACGACGAATCGTGGTTCATGGATCATGTCGTGATCGAGGGTTACGTCGGGCACCGCGAAGTCTGGCAGGAATTGCGGCGGCAGCTTGGCCGCAAATGGAAACACGCCAGCGGCGCGCCGATGTCACTTGGCTTTGCGTTTGTGGACGGTGGCGCATACAGCGAGGACGTTTACCGCTTCTTTCAGGAACTCGCGCGCAATCCGGAGCCGGGAGTTTATGGGCATGTCCAGGCCAGTAAGGGAATCGGAACGCACCCGCATCCAATCGTCACGCACGGACAAATGAAAACTATCGCCAAGACATTGAAGGGGCGACATATCGGAACATGGCAGGCGAAGGACAGGATTTATGAGAGGTTGCGAATGTCCATTACGGACGGTGAGATTCCAGAGGGCTACATTCATTTCAACAAACAATTTCGCGAGGAGTTTTTTCAAGGGCTGACGATTGAAACCGCCACGCAAAAAATAAACGGACCCGAGATTTACAACACCTACAAGGACGAGGTAAGCGGCAACGAGGCGCTCGACATCGCCGTCGGCAACCTTGCTGCGTGGCGACTCTATCCGCGCAACTTCGATACGCTAGAGGAAACGCTCGCGCTGACCAAGCCCGATGCGCCCGCGCCGGTCGCGCCGTCCGCGTGGTTTAAGGGCAAAGCGCCGAGCGGTTGGAATTTGTAAAATAGCTGTTGCGCGATTGCGAAGCGTGCGTTACACGTTTGTGCAATGAAGAAATTCACCGCCAGCATCAACACCCGCGTCACTCCGGCGACGCGGGATAACCTCAAGAAAAAAGCGCAAAAGCGCAAAATCCGCCTGACTGACATTGCCCGCGAGGCGCTGGAAGAAAAGGCACAAAGCAAATAAACTATGAAATCCATCACAACTACTTGGACGGGCATCCGCCCGCTCATTATGTCGAATCCGCAAACCGTGGAAATCGCCAATCCATTCGCCGTCAATTCCCGGCGCATCAATAGTCTGCTCAAGGCCGCGCGCAAGAAGGGCGACGAAAACCGCATGGCGGAACTCGCCGACGAACAGAAGCGCGGCGATTGGGAGGCGTCCGCGTATTGGAACACGGAACGCAAAGCGTTTTATATTCCGGACACGGCGCTGCTTGCCTGCATCCGCAACGGTGCGGCAGCGGCAAAAAAAGGAAAGGACATCGACCGCTCCGTTCTCATTACCGAGGATCAGGCGATCATTGAAACCGAAATCAAACACAACAGCCTCGAAGCCTACTATGCCGACGCCGCTTTCCGGCTGGAATGTCCGGCGAAGGTGCCACCGAAAACCGGCGCGCTTATCTGGAAGGTTCGGGCGATGGTGCCGACCGGCTGGAAAGTCACGTTCACGATTGAGTTTGACGAGAACATTGTTGCCGAGAAATCGCTACATGAGGCGCTCGATTTGGCTGGCCGTCTCAGCGGAATCGGCGGCTGGCGTCCCAAGTTTGGGCGGTTTTTGGTGAGCTAGGCGAGGTCGGGTTATGCGACGCCTTGCAATGACTGGCCGCACACACCGCGCACGGGAAACCGTGGGCGGCAGTGCGGCGTGTCATGGAACGGCGTGGCGTGGTCAGGCGAAGCGAAGCGGTGACGGGTCCACACACCGCGCATCCGAAAGGGTGCGCGGTAGTGGGCGCGGAATGGCGTGGATTGCAAGGCTCGGCAGGGATAGAGCGGCAGTGCTAGGCGTAGCTTCTCACACCGCATCCGTTCGCGGGTGCGGCAGAGAGTCATGGCGAGGCGAGGCCGTGCCTGGCGTGGCCCGGCGTGGCTTGGCATGGCAAACACACAGCGGCTCACGGGCCGTTGCAGTTTGCTTGGCAGGGCCGAGCGAGGCAGGGCGTGGCTAGGCGCGGCAGGGCGCAATCATCCGGCTAATCACCGGACAGTTTTATGACAAACCAACCAGAAAAAGAACCAATCGAAGCAGAAGTTGAAATCACGTCCGACGACGCTTATCCGGCCTTATGGGTGCGTCTCGTTGACGAAATGATCGAGAAAGGCATCACGTTCGGAACCAAATACGAAATGGCCTATCTCGTTGACCGGCTCGCCTGTCAACCCGAGTCCATCGCATTTGGCATTGCCATTTCCAATATCAATGACGAGTTGATCGAGAGCGGGCTTTACTTGTCCGCGCGCGAACAGCGCGGAGCGGGCTATATCGTTCTGATGGCAGACGGCGCGGAGGAAGTGGCGCGCACTCGCGTTCGCCGTTCCTTCCGTGAAATGGCGCGGGCGTGCAAACTGTTTGGCGGCATCGCCCGCAACCCCGACGCGCAGATTACAGAGGAAACGAAACAGCGACTTCTCAAGTGCGAAGAGAAATCCGCGATCCGGCTGGCGCTGATGCGCGCGCCGATCACGAGTGCTCGGAAGGCGAATCTTTTGGACTAGCGAGGCTTGGCCTGGCGCAGCAGGGCAAGGCAAGGCAAGGCGAGGCGCGGCAAACACACTGCCGCCTTTCGGGGCGGTAGTAGTTTGCTGGGCGGGGCGTGGCGGGGCAAAGCGAGGAACAGCTTGGCGCGGCAAACCACAAGGGCGGCACTGGAAACGGTGCCGCCCTAAGTTTTGCCAAATAGTCAACGCGCGTTGACAATCTACGCGCGTGCGCTAATTATGTCGGCGCATGGCACTTGCCGCCCTTTCATACTTCCCGCAAAGCATCACGTCCGGCGACACGACGCGCCTGCTTCTCTCCCTGCCGCTGTGCCCGGCACCGGCTTTCACCGCTGTCTTGGTGCTAAACCGCCCCGGCGTTGCGCCCATCACCTGCGCCGGCTCGGCTAGCGGCAGCGCGTTTGCATTCACGATTACCGCCGCGCAATCCGCCACGATGGCGGCGGGAGCCTGGACATGGGCGGCGCGATGCACCGAGACGGCCAGCGGCGACGTGACGAGCGGAGGCGATGGGGATTTCACCGTGCTGGCAAACTACGCCACCACGATTACGGCGAGCGCAACGCAGCTTCAGCTCGACGCGGCGAACACGGCGCTTCTCACGTTGCTGGCGAATCCCGAGGTGTCCGTTTCGTTCAACGGGCAAAGCTTCACCAAGGAGAATCAGGCGCATCTCCTGAACACGATTCGCAACCTTGAGGCGAAGCTCGCCGCCGAGAAAGCCGCCGCTGCCGGGCTGCGCGGGGACGCTCCGACACGTTCTATCAGGCCGTATTTTGTGTAATTTCCATGAAAGCCAAAACTCTAAAGCTCAACGGAAAGCGGACCAACGGCAGCGCCGTCCAGATCGTTGACGAGCCAATTCGGCAGCCGCGAAATTACAGCCAACTGATCGAGCAGCTAAAGAAAGTCTCGCCCGATTGGAGGCCGAATCGCATCGGCGTTGACGCGGAAATCTATCGCAACCACTGGGAGCTTCGCGCTTTCTCGCGCAACCTCTGGAGGGAGAATCCGTTCATCATGGGCTACGGTCAGGAGCTTGCCGCGAACGTCATCGGGCCTACCGGCTACACGCTCCGCATGATGGTCAAGGAAACCGAGGACCGCATCATTTACAGCGCGGAAGAAAAGGATGCGCTGCGGCGCGCGGAGAATCGCCGCAACGAAGTCTTGCGCTTCACCGCTAAAAAGACCGGCCTGCCGTTCAAGGCGGAGAAGCTACTGCACACGATCAAAGGCAAGGCGTCGGTAAAGGTCGGCGAGCTGGACACGTTCGCGAATCAGTTGATCGAGCGGAAGTGGGCGGAGTGGCAGTTGCGTGAGAACTGCACCGTCAGCGGGCGAATCAGCTACAACGAATCTCGGCAGCTTCGCCTCAAATCCTGTGCGCGCGACGGGGACCACTTCATTCGCATGGTCCGCGATTCCCGCTATCAGCCTTTCGGTTTCAAGATTCAGCATATAAATGCTGAGTGGTGCAATTACTACCTGCTCGGCACAAACGAAGCCAACGGCAACCCAATCCGCTACGGAATCGAATACGACGAAAGCTATCCGGCTCCGGTGCCGGTTGCGTATTGGTTCACCAAGGCCACGAGCGGGCAATGGGCCACGATGTCTCCGGTAAATTTTGGCACGAACAGCACGGAAGGAAGTATCCGTATTCCAGCCGAGGACATCATTCACTACGCGAAATTTGACGATGACGCGGACGTGACGCGCCCGGTTCCGTGGGCAACTCCGGTAATGTCCAATGTGCGGCAGCTCGACAAGGCGATGGAAGCCGTGGTTGTCGCGATGCGCGTCGGCGCGTGCTCAAATGTCTTTTTCGAGACCGACCTTATCGGGCCGGATGGGACTACCGCAGCGGGCGCGGACCCCGACATTATGAAGGGGCTTTCAATGGAGATGAACCCCGGCGGCGCGCACGGTTTGCCGCCTGGCGTGCGGGCGAAAGAGTTCAACCCGAACCAGCCGAACCCGAACACCGGCCACGTCCGCAACGAAATCCTTCGCAGCATTTGCGCTGGTCTGCCGGGCGCGCAGTTCTCGACCATCGGACAAAATTACGCTGAGATCAATTTCAGTGCCGGGCGTTTGGAGCGGCTAACCATCACCGCGCAATGGCAGGTTTTGCAGGAGTTCGACATCGCGATTGCGGAGCGTAGAATCTTTGCCGAGTGGTTGAAAATGGCGCTAACGATGCAAGCGGTTCCGTTGCCGGCGGAGAAGTTTTTCAAGTTCAACGCGCCGAAATTCACGGGCAAACGCTGGCCCGGTATTGATCCCATCAAAGAGGCCAACGCCAAGGCGCTCGACCTTGCCAACAAATTCACGTCGCCGCAACGAATCCACGACGAGCAGGGCACCGACCTGGAGCAAACCTGCATTGAGATCAACGAGGCGTCGATGATTTACGAACAATACGGAATCGAATCGGACACCACCAAAGGCCCAATTGACGCCGAAGTGGAAACCGAGGACGACCCGCCAACCAAGCCAGCAAACTCGCCTGAATGAAGCCGCCGGACTACATTATTTCCGCAGCAAAGCGCGGGCTTGAATTGCTTGCAGAAGGATACGGGGGAGACGGACTTACCGAAGGCACGAAAGACGCGGCGCGCAAAATGGCATCCGGTGAGGTCAGTGAGGAAAAAATCGTCAAGGCTAGCGCATGGGGCGCGCGTCACGCGGTGGATCTTGAGGCGGGCAAAAACAGCAACCCTGACGACAAGGAATGGCCCGGTGCTGGTGCCGTTGCTCATTATCTGTGGGGAATCAATCCACTCAACCCCGGACCTGCTCGCGCATGGTTTGATCGTCAATCTGAGAAAATCCAAAATCCA